CGTGGTTTGATGCCGAGCGCGGGAATCAATCAACGTGGTACACGCGTTCCGGAATCAAGTACTACGGCGCGATCGGTGCGCTCATTCGCAGCCTGAAACCGCACTACTGGCGCACCTCTTGGGATGTGCTGATCACGAGCCAGATAACGGGTAAGAGCGTTATCGTGCACGTCGTCGATGAGTGCACGTGCTGGGGCATTCGAGCAGACCCGACTGACGATCGATTGATTGACTTATCTCCAGCCGTCTGGGATGCTCTCGGCGTTCCCTTATCGCGCGGAGTGATGCCGATAACTTTGGAGGTGATGCCGTGAAGGTGCTGCGAGCTACTGCGATTCACAAACGGATGCTGGAAGCGTTTCCGGACAGCACGGTCGTGATCGCGTCCGAGAAGGTCGCGCATCGTTTGATCGATGAAGGGATCAGCGTGACGGGCAGGACGATCCGGAGCTACACGCAGCAGGAGCGTCGACCGACTGAGGCGTTCTGCTTGGCATTCAGCGCAGCATTCGGACCATTCGAGAACGATGAGTGGATCGACCGCAAGGATCTAGCTCGAGCGAACCAGCCGGACCGAGCGTCGACTATCTCGCCCATTGAGATGGAATCGCGACGGCTGCAGCTGCTCGTCAATCGATTCTGTGGGTGGTGCGCTGGCGGGGATGATGCAGAGGGCAAACAGGGGCGATGTCCGGACGCAACGTGCATCCTGCGCCCAGCTTCGCCGCTATCGCTCGCATCGAATGCTCGACAGAATCCTGTGGCATCAGCTGATCGATGGGACTGATGCGCTATCCTGCGTCGATGCTGTGCCTTCGGGTGCAGCACCTCCCCGCTGGTGCATCCTCCCGCCAGCGGGGAGACTAGCTATGCGTCGATCAGTTGAGCGATACTGCAACGCTGCGCTCCCGCTAATGCACCTACCACACTGGCGCGTCCGGATCGCCTCCGACATCCCAGCTGACGACTCGTGGGCTGATATCGAGGTCAGTACGAATCTTTGGCTCGCGACCATCCGGATCTCGGACGACTTCTTCAGGCAGGAACCAGAGCTGCAGCGCAGGATCGTCGCGCACGAGTTGCTGCATATCCACAACGCCCCGCTCGAGCGGTTGATCGAATCGCTCGACGGCGTGCTAGGGAGCCAAGCCTACGAGATGCTCGATCACCTTTGGGATGCTGAAGGTGAGCGCATCGCTGAGGCACTCTCGTTCGTCGTAGCTGAGAGGCTCCCGCTACCGAAGTTCCGGAACGATGCCAAGTAGGTTTGCTCGCCCGTGCCTGAGGTGCAATCTCCTGCAGCGCAACGGCAACCTGTGCCTGAGCTGCGATCGAGCAGCTGCGGCAGCACGAGAGCGCACCCGTGGACCGTCGCCCTATGCAAGTCCGGAATGGCGCAAGTTGAGCCGAGAAGTCCGAGCCGATCGACCGTGGTGCGAAGGCTGCGGTGGCACTGCCGACCTGACTGTGGATCACATCGAACCGCTCAAAGCTGGTCAGTCGCCTATAGTGCCGAAGGCGGGGCTGAGAGTGCTCTGTCGCTCGTGCCACGGGCGCGTGACACGCCACGATGGTAGGGTGGGTCAGAATCTAGGCTAGGATACCGCTAGGCTATCCAGCGACAAGACATACGCGTCAGCGGGCGGGTTATTCGATTTCTGGCGGAAACAAAACTTGGCAGCAGGAGGGATTTATGGATATTCGATCGCGAATCGTCGGGCACGGGGAGGAGTCTCCCGATCAGCTGCTCGCTAATCCACTGAACTGGCGCATCCATCCAAAGCATCAGCAGGACGCAATGTCCGGAGTGCTGCAGGAGATCGGGTGGGTTCAGTCCGTGATCGTCAATCGAACGACGGGGAATCTAGTCGATGGGCACATGCGCGTTTCGCTCGCGCTGCGTGAAGAGCTTCCAACAATCCCAGTCGTCTACGTTGAGCTGAGTCCGGCTGAGGAAGCTACGGTCCTAGCTACGCTCGATCCGCTCGGAGCTGCAGCCGTTACGGACAAACAGAAACTTGCAGAGCTACTGCAGGACGTATCCGTGCGCTCCAAGGACCTAGAGGTATTCCTTTCGCGCATTGATTCCGGAGACGGGATGGATCGTCAGCAGCGAATGGCTGAATGGGTCGGGATGCCTGAGTTCGAGCAGCAGGACAAAACATCAGAGTTTGAGTTGGTCGTACACTTTGCTGGCGAGCAGCAGCGCGAGCAGTTCGCGGCACTCGTCGGTCAGAGCATTACTGCCAAGACAAACAGTATTTGGTTCCCAGCGGAGGAACGATTAGCAGAACGTGGCGTTCATCGCTACGCAACAGAGGAAGGGGAAATCAAGTGAAGGTACTAGTCACAGGTGCATCCGGATTCATCGGTCAGTACGTCGTTGAGAATCTCGCGGCTCGTGGAATCGATGTCATCGCGTTTGATCACAAGCAGGTCAAGGCAGAGCTTGCGGGAGTTGAGCAGTATCTCGGCGACGTGCGCGATGCTACTGCCGTGCAGGAAGCGGTCGCGATTTCTGATGGCGTGATCCATCTGTCGGGCGTGCTCGGCACCGCTGAGACGATCGATAATCCTATGCCAGCGATTGAGACAAACACGATCGGATCGCTCAACGTATTTGATGCTGTCCGGAGATACAAGCGGCGCGCCGTTTACATCACGGTCGGAAACTACTGGTTCAACAACACCTATTCGATTACGAAAACCGCAGCCGAGCAGCTAGCTTGGATGTTCAACAAGGAACATAAAACTGAGATCGCGGTAGTGCGTGCTCTCAATGCCTACGGTCCGCGTCAGAAGGCGGAGCCAGTCCGTAAGATTATGCCCAACTTTATCCTTCCTGCACTGCAGGGTAGACCGATCACAATCTACGGCGACGGCGAGCAGGTAATGGATATGATCCACGTTCGCGACGTAGCTGAGGTTCTCGTGCGCGCGCTGCTCGTTGATCACGGACGCTATGCATACACGCCTGAGCGATATATCGACAACAAGATCAAGTTTGAGGCGGGAACTGGTCGCATCACGACGGTCAATGATATTGCGAAGGTCGTGCTGGATCAGGTTGGCGGCGGCGTTATCAATCACGTTCCAATGCGCGGCGGAGAGCCTGATCGTTCAATGGTCATCGGCGATCCGGCAACGCTTGCAGACCTTTACGAAAACAAAACGCCTGAGCTGATTTCACTAGAAGATGGTGTCCGCGAAACGATTGAGTGGTATAGGAATCTCCTGAACGAAACTGCGAAGTAATGAACACGCGCTATCCGATCTACATCCCATCCAAGGGGCGTTGGAATAATCAGCTCACGTCAAAGGCTCTCGACAGAGGAAATATTCCGCACAACATCATTGTTGAGGAGCAGGAATACGATCTGTATCGCGAGCATAAAACGGACGCAGCTACGCTGATCGTTCTGGATACTGGGTTCCGCAAGATTCACGAAACGCTAGACGATCTCGGAGATACCGATTCGTATGGAGCTGGTCCGGCGCGAAATATGGCGTGGGAACTATCAATCAAGGATGGAGCTGCGCGGCACTGGGATATTGATGACAACATCGATACGTTCTATCGGCTGAATCGGAATCGTAAAGTGCCGTGCAACGATGCAGCACTTTTCGTTGCGATGGAGGACTTCGCTGATCGCTACGAGAATGTCGGAATCGCTGGACCGAACTACTCAATGTTTGTCTATCGTAGAAAACCAGAACCGCCGTTCATTCCGAACACGCGCATTTATTCCTGCAGCTTGATTATGAACTCGTTACCATTCCGCTGGCGGCTGCGAATGAATGAGGATACTGATCTCTCGTTGCGAGTTCTGAAAGCTGGGTTTGTCACGATCCAGTTCAACGCATTCCTGCAGGGCAAGATGGCGACGCAATCGCAGCCTGGCGGATATACAAAGGAGTTCTATTCAAAGGAGGGCACGCTGCGCAAGTCCAAGATGCTCGTCGATGAGCATCCAGATGTTGCGGAGATCGCGTGGCGTTTCGGTCGCTGGCATCATTACGTGGACTATGGTCCGTTCAAGAACAACAAACTTATTCGTCGCGCAGACTTCAAGTTGCCGGACGATCCGTCGTTTGGTCTGAAGGAACAGATTCTTGTTGACGGAAAATGGACGACCGTAGAGTGAGCACGCAGACTGAGAAGGTCAAGCGCGTTCCGTTGCTGCGCCAGAATCGCGAGCTGCGTGAAATCGGAGTCTGGAACTGGACGATCCCTGCACTCGGCGCGCGACTCGATGACGGTCGAACAATCCTGACCTGCCCACAAGCAGGAGCTTGCGCGTCGTTGTGCTATGCACGAAACGGAACCTTCCTATTCCGGAATGTCAAGTCTGCCCACGCACGCAATCTCAAACGCGTTCTGGATGATCTCAGCAACTGGAAGGACGACATGATCGCTGAGGCGACGAAGCGTGCGCGCGGCGGGTACGTTCGCATTCACGACGCAGGAGACTTTTTCTCCGACGAATATTTGGAGGCGTGGCTGGATATCGCTGCAGCCGTTCCGACGACTACCTTCTACGCCTACACTAAGGAAGTGAGTCGGTTCAAACGACTTGTGGAGAACAGAGCTCCGAGCAACTTCAAGTGGTTGTATTCGATGGGCGGTAAGGAAGATCACCTCATCGATACCGAGAACGACCGACACGCTGAAGTATTTCCGGACGCGGAATCGTTAGCAGCTGCGGGATACTTCAACCAAGAAGAATCAGACGTGTTGGCGATCGAAGCTCCAACGAATAGAATCGGAATCGTAGCCAATAACATTCGACATTTCCGAAAGCGTCAGGGGGCAGCGACGTTCGGAGGGCTGCAGAAGGACAGGGAATAATGGGCGCACGCGGACCAGCACCGAAACCTACGCGACTGCGAGTGCTATCCGGAGAAACTCGCCCTAGCGTAATCAACTACGCGGAGCCGATTCCCGCTGCAGGGAATCTCACGGCTCCTGCGGATATGCGTGACGATGCGCGCGCCGTTTGGAATCGCGTACTGGATGCGCTCGGAGCTACTGGGGTACTGACCTCAGCTGACAAGGATCTACTGCGCCTTTACTCTGAGGCGATGGCGCGCTACCTTGAAGCGGAACAGATGCTCGCCAAGACTGGTCCGCTGCTCAAGGGTCGAGATGGTACCTTCGTCAAGAACCCACTCCACCAAATCGTTCGCGATAATGCGGAGTCAGTCAAGAAGTACGCACGGGAACTAGGACTCACGCCAGCAGCGCGAGTCAGTTTGAGGGGGGATATTGATGGACAAGCAAACTCGGCGACGGCGAAGCTCGACGCAATCATCCGCGCAGCCAGACGCGCCTGAAGGCGAGATTGTCGCGACCTTCATTGAGTCGTTCTGTCGGCTCTCGAAGGGAGATCAGGCGGGGCAGCTGATCAAGTTGCGTCCGTGGCAGCGCGAGATCCTAAACGACCTATTCGCGCATCGTCCGGACGGGAAGCGCAAGTACCGCCGTGGGCTGCTACTGATGCCACGCAAGAACGGAAAGTCCTTGCTGGCTGCAGGGATTGCGCTCTACTCGTTGTTTCAGGAGATCGGTGCAGAAGTTGCGATCGTCGCTGGCGATCGTGCTCAGGCTCGTATTATTTTTCGCGAATGCTCGCGAATGGTTGAGCTTGATCCGATTCTCAGTCGGAAGTTGCACGTCCTGCGCGACGTGATCGAATATCCAGAAACTGGTTCCGTGCTGCGCGTGCTCTCATCGGATGCATCGCGCGCGGAAGGTTTCAACTTCTCCACCGTTTTGTTTGACGAGATCCACGTTCAGCCAAACGATCGGCTCTGGTCTACGGTCAATCTTGGTAGCGGCGCGCGCAGGAATCCACTCGTGCTGGGCATCAGTACGGCTGGAACGAAAACGGATAGCAGCGGTCAGGATTCCCTGTGCTACAAGCTTTGGCAATATGGGCAACGGCTCGAGAGCGGCGAGCAGCAGGACGACGCGTTCTACTTCCGCTGTTTCAGCGCGCCAGAGGATCTTGCGTGGGATTCTCCGGAGGCGGCGCGAGCAGCCAACCCAGCCTATGGGGATTTCCTAGACCCTGAGGATTTCGCAGCTGCAGCGCGATCGATCCCGCGCCACGAATACGAAACGAAGCGGCTCTGTCGATGGGTTTATAGTGCCGACCCGTTCGTTCCAGCTGGGACGTGGGATGCGTGCGCGAACCCTGAGCTATCGCTAGCGATTGATGAGGAGATCGTGCTCGGATTCGACGGATCGTTCTCGTCTGACTCAACCGCGATCGTCGGAGTCCGGATCAGCGACAAAGCAGTATTCGTGCTCGGACATTGGGAGCGTGCGATCGACGGCGACCTCTCGTGGCGCGTTCCGATCGAAGAGGTGGAAGCTCGAATGGTTGAGCTCTGCAGCACCTACGCCGTGCGCGAACTAGTCTGTGACCCGTTCCGTTGGCAGCGATCGATGGAGGTATGGGCGCAGCAGGGGTTGCCAGTCGTTGAGTTTCCACAAACGCCTTCACGAATGGTTCCGGCAACGGCTGGCGTGTACGATGCAGTCGTCAATGGGAACCTCAGCCATACTGGTGATCCACGGCTCGCGCGACACGTGGCGAATGCTGCGCCATACTACTCGCGCGCGGGTCTGATGGTTCGTAAGGAAACGAAGAACAGCCTCAAGCGGATCGACTTGCTAGCTGCAACGATTATGGCGCACAGCCGTGCGTGTACACTAGCAACTGCGCCAGCGGCTAAGGCTGCACCGAAGGTCGAATACATTGAGTTATAGGAGATCGAATGGGAATCATTGATCGTATTCTTGGTCGCAATACTGAGGAGCGTGTGATCGGCGGAGGCTGGGCATACGACTGGTTCAAGGACGGCACGAACAAGGCAGCTGGTGTTGCAATCAATCAGGACAACGCAACTTCAATCGGCTCGGTATATGCAGCCATCAAGCTCTACGCCGACACCGTAGCGTCGCTCCCGTGGGGAGCTTACGTGCGCGATTCCGGAACGCGACGACCAGTAGCGCGACCGCGCTGGATGGATCAGCCGATGCCGAACAATCCCAACTTCACTGGATTCGATATGCGGCATCGCATCGTTACCAGTTTGCTGCTCGACGGAAACGCCTTCCTATTTACGATCCGAGATAACGTCGGGAACGTTCTCGAGATTCGCGTGCTTGATCCACGGAAAGTAGAAGTAACGCAGCTTCCGGACGGGTCGCCAGTCTACAAGATCACGACGCGTGAGGGAACGAGCACGCACGGGGCAGACGATATCGTGCACATCACGCTGTTCTCCTACGGCGAATCGCTGCGCGGACTCTCGCCCGTCGAGCATCATCGAACGACGCTCGGACTAGCTTCAGCCACGCAGCTTTACGCCGCAAAGTTCTACGAGCAGGGCGCAGCCCCGTCCGGAATCATTCGGGTTCCGGGGGAGCTGACTCAAGATCAGGCGCAGTCGCTGCGCGCATCATTCGGACGCAGCCACGAAGGTATCGATCGAATGCACCGCGTGGCTGTTCTCAGCGGTGGTGCTGACTTCTCGTCGATGAGTGCGAAGATCTCCGATATGCAGCTGGTCGAAACGATGGCGTGGGGAACCGAAGCTGTCGCGCGAATCTACGGCGTGCCGCTGCATCTGTTGCAGTACCCCGGAGGCAACTCATCCTACGCATCGCTCGAAGTCGTATCAGCTGAATGGCTGCGACTAGGACTCGGACCAATGATCGCGCGCATTGAGGCTGGACTGCAACGACTGATCGTTGGCAACACTACGTTTGTCAAGTTCAACGCCGATGCACTGCTGCGCCCAATGACCAAGGAGCGATACGATTCGTATGCTGTAGCCGTGAACAACGGATGGCTCTCAATCAATGAGATTCGTCAGCTCGAAGATCGTGCGCCGATCGGTGATGCTGGCGACGTTTACCGTCAGCCACTGAATATCGGAACAGCCGGACAGGAGCCGCAGCCTTGAGCTACTACATTGTCGATGTTGATGGAACGCTTACGACGAGCGGAGATACCCCGAATCAACCGCTGATTGATTATCTCAACGCAGAGGTAATGGATAACGATGCACAGATCATCATCGTATCCGCACGGCTGCAGGATCGCCTTGAGGAAACTCGCGCGTGGCTGCAAGAGCACGGCGTGGCGGGAGTTGATGCAGTGCACCTGAACGACTTCACCGACAAGTCCGGACCGAACGTCGGACTAGAGTTCAAGCGTTACAAGTATGGGCTCCTGATCGAGCAGTACGGACTTGATGAGATTGAGGAGGTTATCGATAACGATGCAGACGTTCGCGCTATGGCGGAGAGCTTAGGTCTCGAGGCGTATGCTCCTGATGAGGCGATCTCCGACGAAGATGAGCAGCGCGCGACCTATGCAGTTCCGGACTACGTTCAGGCTGCAGCACGCAAAGGGCTCGACTGGCACGAGCAGGGATTGTCTGGCGATGGGCTGCAGCCGCGCACGGTGCGCGAAGCTCGCGAGCTCACCGAGAATCGCATCACGTCCGACAAACTCGTTCGATTAGCTGCGTGGATTCGTCGTCATCGACAAGACTGGGAAGGCGTGCCGCAGAATAGCAATCCGGACGACAAGGATTTCCCGCAAGCTGGAGCCGTCGCTGGATTCCTTTGGGGTGTGGACACAACAAACAAGGATGCAGCTGATCGCGTACTATCGTGGGCAGACAAACTGATCGCATCCGAGCAGACAGAGAGGTTTGACATGAAGGAAACTGAGTCGCGTTCCGTGCCGATCGGCGAGTTCCGACTTGCTGATCAGGACGGACAAAAGGTATTCAGCGGATATGCAGCACTCTATGGTGCGCCGTCTGCTGGTTTGCCGTTCACCGAAGTAATCAGCAAAGGCGCGTTCAAGCGCACGCTGTCGCGTGTTGCAAACTCCGAGCGCGTTGTCAAGTTTCTCCACGGGCACGACGAGAGCCGTATGTTGGCATCGACCGCGAGCGGTCGCCTGACGCTGACTGAGGACGAAATCGGACTGCGCGTTGAGGCGAAGCTTGACCCTGCCGATCCGGACGCAGCTGCTGTAATCAGTAAGCTCACGCACGAAGCTGCAGCGATGGGGATGTCGTTCGGGTTCACGGTGCCAAAGGGCGGCGATGCGTGGAGCAACGAACAGCGCACGCTGAACGAAGTCAATCTATTTGAAGTCTCGATCTTGTCAGGACATCAGCCAGCCTACCCAGCCACGCTGGGATTGTCTGCAGTCCGGAAACTTGCAGAGTCGCGCATCGGCATCGACGCCGAGCGGCTCCTGAATACGCTCGAAACCGTCAAGGCTGGTAAGAGCCTGAACGACGATGAGGTTGAAGTGATCGATGCTGTGCGTTCGGCTCTCGCGCCGAAGCCAGCCGCGATCGATCCGACCATCGCGTCCGCAAGGCTGCTACTCGCTGCGATGGAAGGCGAGAACCTCTAGGGCACGAAGCTCCGCCCCGCCACCCTTTGCAGGTGCGCCCGTGGAATGCACTCCCCCCGAACGGTTGAGAATCAAAAAACCAAACCAATATAGAAAGTAGGTAATCACATGGCAGACATCAAGAAGTTGGCTGAGAAGCGTGCATCGCTGCTCACCGAAGCGTCGGCACTCGTTGCTGAAACCGCCGACAAGGGCGAGTCCCTTGCCGGAGAGGCTCAGGCACGATTTGACGCACTTACCAATGAGGCTCAGGCAATCGCGTCGGCAATCAAGTCCGAGCGTGATGCGTCTGAGGCTCGATCGGCTGCGGACGCTGCTCGTGCAGAGTTTGCTACCGCTATGGCTCCTAAGGTTGAAGATAACGACGACGCTGCAGAGCTGCGACGACTCGCCCGTGAGGGTGGAGAGCGCAACTTTGAAGTGCGCGACGTAACGAAGAGCACGGGTCTGGGCAATCCAGTCTCCGTTGCTGCACTCGTCAACGTTGTCGCTGGTCAGGTAAACCCATTCCTCAATCCGGATGTCGTAGATATCATCCGCGCCAGCACGGGCAACAACATTCTGCTCCCACGCGTCACTGCGCTTGGAACTGCAGCTGCTGTTTCAGAGGCTGGTGCAATCGGCGAGAGCGACGGCACGTTGTCGAACCTCTCACTGACACCTGCGAAGTACGCGACCCTGCTCCAGATCACTAACGAGTTGGTGACTGACGCAGCGTTCGACATCACGGGTTTCGTTGCTGAGAAGGCTGGTCAGGAAGTCGCAATCGCGCACGGCGCAGTTGCTGGTCCTGCCGTTGCTGCAGCTGCAACCGTCGGCAAGCAGGGCGCAGCAGTTGCGCCAGTCTACGCCGACCTTGTGGACTTGATCTATTCGGTCAAGCAGCAGTATCGTCGCGCAGTCAAGCGTGGGTTCCTTATGAACGACGCAACGATGGGCGGCGTGATGAAGCTTCTGGATTCACAGAACCGACCAATCTTCGTTCCGGGCGATCTCACGCGTCCTGACACGATTCTCGGATTCCCTGTCTACAGCGCGCCGCTGGCGGATACGGGTGATGAGGCTCTGTCAATCGTGTTCGGTGATCTCGGTGCGATCAAAACCGTACTCGTTGGTGGCGTAGACATCGCGTCGAGCACTGACTTCGCATTCGCCAATGGGCTGATCACGTATCGCATTCAGGTGCGCGGCGTGACTGGTCTCATTGAGGCGAGCGCAGTGAAGTCCTTCAAGGGCGCGAACGTCTAGTCTGAACTAGAAGTTCGGTAAGTTGTCGGGGGTGGGGCTACGGCTCCACCCCCGCAACTGCAAGGAGAGTTGATGCTTGTCCGGATGCTGCAGCGAGTCGCAGGATCGCGCGACGGGATTCCGTGGGCTCCACGCGGCGGCGTGATGGATCTCCCAAAGGACGAAGCTCTCGCACTAGTTGCACACGGCTATGCTGTGCCGCTCGCGCCAGCAACGGATACAATCCGAGAGGAAACTTCGCTCGATCAGAAACTAGAACGAGCGATCACAACGAAGCGAAAGGCGGTACATCGTGGCTGATATTTCAAGTGCGCAGGTCACTGTTGGCACGACTGCGACGCTGCTCATCACTGCAGACACCGATGGATGCCGCGTGCTCGTGCATAAACAGCAACAGCACACGATCTATCTAGGCGATGCAAATGTCACGACTGCTAACGGTTTCCTATTTGACCACGACGGCACGATTGATATCAGCCTTCCTGCGAATGCAAAGCTGTACGCGTGCTGCGCTTCCGGAACCGAAGTTGCCTACATCTTGAAGGTGGGAAATAACTAATGTCGTACGCCACACTAGCTGAGTTCAAGTCCGCAATCGGAATCACCGACAGCACCGACGATGCCGCGCTGCAGTCCGTGCTCGACGCGACTGACCAGCTGATCAACAACTATGTTGATACGAAGGTCGGGTTCGGGATCACGGCTAGCCAGACGCGTTACTACACCACTGAAGATCTAAAGTATGTCCTGACCGATCCGATCGTTACCGTCACGAGCTTGCAGACTGACGACGATGAGGACGGAACCTACGAAACGACGTGGTCGTCTACTGAATATATTCTGGCTCCTAAGAATGCGGCACTTGACGGTCGTCCGTATACGGAGATCGATACCAACATTCAGGACACGCGCCTATTCCCACTCGGCTACTTAGGCGTGAAGGTCGTCGGCACCTTCGGATTCCCTTCCGTACCTTCAGCCGTGAAACAAGCTGCACTGATTCAGGCTGGCGCGGTCTGGAGCAGCCGGACTGCGCCGTTCGGCGTGATCGGCTCGGCTGATCTCGGCGGCGTGATGCGAATGAGTCGAGCTCTGCATCCTGAGGCGCAGGTTCTGCTCGAGCCATATCGACTGCGTGGCGGTATCTCAGCCTGATGGACGATCTCACGATTCATCAGGCGGTAGCTGCTCGGCTCTTAGCTGCTACGCAGCCTACGGGCTACCAGCTCCGAGCAGCGCACGCGACTCCGCCCGACAATCTCGCGGTCGTTCCTGCAGCCGTCTGCATCCCTTCCGGAGATACGATCACCTACGGCGCGGGAGGTGCACGCTCGACCGTGCTCTCCGTGAGCGTTGTGATCTATCTCAACGAGCAAGCTGATATGGCGCGCAAGTATGCCGATCTCCTAACGTGGCGCGCGTGGCTGCGCGGGGTATTCGATGGGCAGGTGCAGCTGAACACAGCGGGCGTAGCTCAGGCGATCGTCGTTTCTACTACAATCGGAACTGATACTTGGGCAGACACCGTGTTCCTTACGATCACGGCTGACTTGCAAGTGAGCGTACTCGAAGGGGTGAATGTAAGTGCCTGATACGTTGCGAACTCTGAAAGTCAAGGTCGTGCAGCCACGTCCAGACAACAACCCGTATCTCCCAGCATCGGACGATGTAGTAGACTTGGACGCTGCAGTCGCACTTTCGCTGGCTGCATCCGGACTCGTTGAGATCGTGCAGCCTAAGCCAACCAAGATTGATAAGGAGAACGAATAACAATGCCAACGCTTGGAGCCAAGTCATTCACGAAGGTCGTCGTCAAGAGCGAAGCGGCGTACGGTACGCCAGCAACATTCGCGGATGCGAACGGCGAGCTCCTGCATACAGATATCGTTGGCATCATCGACGCTGGCGTGGTAGTTGATCTAGCTGAGGACAAGAGCGTCGGCATTCGCCCACGTCGCGTCGCTGCATCGGCAACCGTTACAGCAAAGGCTCCAGTCGTCACAATCGGCGAAGCTCCAGCATCGCTGCGCACGCTTCCGATCTTGTTCGATTCGCTCGCAACGATTACCGCTTCGGGAGCTGGTCCATACACTTGGGCGTATGCTCCGAGCCAGACCGACGTAGACACGCTGAAAACCTACTCGCTCTATCTCACGGACGGCGTGCAGAAGTTCGTTGTCGATGGCTGCGTTCCAACTGAAATCAGCCTCAGCGCAGACCAGTCCGGACTGCTCCAGATGGGCAGCACGTGGGCGGGTCGCGCACTCAGCACGACCAGCGATACGAGCACTGCAGCATTCGCGACTCAGTACTTTATTCCGGGTCGTCTGTTCGGTCTCAAAACCCACTCGTCAATGATCACTGCCAAGACGGGAACTGGCACAGCGTATTCGAGCTTCATCACGAACTGGAACTTGAGCCTGACTCCGGGGGCTGCGCCTCTGCAGGTTCTCAATGGCTCAACGACTAACGTGAATGCTGGCGGCGTTGCCTACACTGGCGCGCTAGACGGAACGTTGGAGCTCACGATTGCATCGAATAGCAACGCGACCACCACATTCCCAGTCGGCGATATCGGCACGACTAAGTTCGTGCAGGTGCAGGGCATCGATGCAAACGGATACGGATTCACCGCGAACGTCTGCGGCGTAGTTGAGAATGTCAGCGTGATCGGCAGCGAATCCGATGGGCTGATTCTCAACACAGTTACGCTGCAGCTCGCCAGCAATGGAACGAACAGCATTCTGTGCTGGGTTGATTCGCCGTTGGCGACTCGCCCGTAGTTTAGAAACTAGGAGGAGGGGATATGACAGACACAACTAGCGATCCAGTAATCGTTCACCTTGAGGGCGAGTTCTCCGGATGGCACGCGACGTTCCGTCCGCTCACGCGAATCTCGGCACGCGTGCTGATTGATTTGGAGAGCGACTCAAACGCGAAGCGTTTACAGGCGTACACGCGAATGATCCTGAGCGTTGAGGGCTGGAAGGATCTTGACGGCAATCCAACGAGTGATCCACTTGAGGCTCCGATTCAGGCTCTCGATGCTGCGGCGAGCGCATTCCTAGAGAGGGCTGCAACTCTCCCAAAAGGCTGAGGCTGGCTGCTCGTCAACTAAGTTTGGGGCAGCCGATCGCTCCTCCAGCCGAAATCGTGTTCCACGTATTAGCTGAGAAGTTCGGCAAGTTTCCGTGGGAAGTTGAAGATGCACCGCTACACTTAGTGCTCCGAGCGTGGGCACTGCACGCCGAAATGCAGCCGAAGGACGTGAAGCGTGGTCGATCCTAAGCGTTCCGGACTGGTCTACTTGACTGAGGGATCACTGCGCGATGTAGACGAGTTCAGGCTCGGATTCCTTGAGTCATCGAATCCCCGCAAGTTTCGCGCGATGCTGCAAATGGCGACGCTCAATGCAGCGCGCACGATGGTAAAACCAGTCAAGGCGAAGGCTCCAGTCCGGACTGGAAGGCTGCGCGGTGCGGTCGCTGCTCGCAAGGCGAAGTTCAATAACCCAGCAGCTGTCGTCGGAATCAAGGCGGGAGCTACGCGTGGAGATAGCAAGGGCGCGTGGTATCGCTGGTTCGTCGTGAGCGGTCATCGAACGCGTGGAACTGGGCGAGCACCTGAGCGGATTACTTGGGCTCAGGCAGCTGCAGGAGCTGCGCTACCGCAGCGACGCAGCGGATTCGTTCCTGCGCGCAACTTCGTCTACGATGCTACGAGCGACTCAGGCGTGCGAGCTAGAGCCGAAGAGGTACTCGCCAAGACGGTGCGCGCGTGGCTCGATGGCGCGATCAAATACAAGGCACGAAAGGCGAAGTAATGAACAGCAAACTTATGAACCTAGTCATCAAGGCTACCGACTCAGCTACGCCTAGTATTCGCAAGGTCGGGAAGGCTCTCGGCGGACTCAAGAAGATCGGCTCGTCCGTAGGCTCCGGACTAAAAACAGCCGCGCTCGGAGCCATTGGGATCGCCGCATCAGTCGCTGCATTCACTGGTGCAGCCGTTGCCGCTGCAGCTGACGAACAGAAACAAGTAGCTCGGCTCAATAGCGTCCTAAAAACTCGCGGAATGCTCACGGATGAAAACAGCGCGGCGATCGAGAAGCAAGTCACGAAGCTGCAGGATCTCGCCTTCAGCGACGATCAGGTGCGCGAGAGTCTGATCACGGCAACATCATTCACTAAGAAGTTCAGCGATGCCATCCGGATTCAGAACGTGGCTGCGGATATTGCCGCCGCGAAAGGCATCAGCCTTGAGGAAGCTACTGCGCTCGTCGGTAAGGCGTATCAAGGGAATACGAAGGGGCTGAAGGCACTCGGAATCCAGACGAAGAAGGGCGCGAAGGGTTTGGAGGTGCTGACTGCTATCTCCAAGAAGTATAAAGGCGCAGCTGCAGCCGCTGCGGATACCGTCAGTGGAAAGTTTGCGCGCGCACAGATCGGACTCAACAACGTGTTTGAGAGTTTCGGCGAGAAGTTCCTGCCGATCGCTGCCGACGGACTTGATTTCCTCAACAAGACAGCAATCCCTGCGCTCTCATCAGTGCTCGACACCGTCGCTCCGATCGTGCAAGATGTCGGGAAGAACCTAGCGGATACGTTCGGTCCGATGATTCAGGACAACATTGAGAACTTCACAAAACCAGGCGGCGTATTTGATTCGGTCGGCAAGGTTGTCGGACCTATCTTCGAAGAGCTCGCGGGTAAGGTCGGAACATTTATCGCTGCGCTCACTGGTCCGGATGGGCTACTGACTGCAATCGGCGATGTTGTCGGCGCGCTATGGGGCGACGGTAAAGGTCCTCTGGCATTCGCAGTGGGCGCAATCGGCGCAGCGATTGGTGGTTTGTTCGACATCATTACTGGGATCGTCGGTGTTCTAGCTGCAGTCGTGCGCGGGATCTCAGACTTCCTGAATGCGAGCAACGCAGCGGACGCGTATCAGAAAAGTCTAGGCGCGAATGCGCCTCCAGTCGGCGGCAAGGAAGGCGACTTCTTCGCTGCAGCAAACTTCGCGGCTGGCGCTGGCTACGGCGCGGGTGGATTCATCATCCCACCGATCGGCTCGCCGTCGCCGTCATATGGAATGGGCAACGTTGGCACTTCCTACGGCGCGCCAGAGTTCAAGGTCTACGTTGGTCAAAAGGAGTTCGACGCTACGGTGCAGAGCTCGGTCAATGGAATGCTGCGAGATACGGGGCGGTAAATGGCAACGCATCCGTTCTCCATTCTGATTGACGGCGTGAATAGCGGCGCGAATATTCTTGAGGATTACTCAACAGCTAGCCCAACGACTCCGTGGGTTGATCCGGAATCCGTGAACCTTACGCAGGATGCAGACGGCTCGAGCGGATCAATGTCGTTTGACGTTCTGCAGGTGAAAACCCCTGTCGGTGGTCCGTGGTGGAAATCAGGCGCAGTCAATGACAACGCGCGCGTGCGATTCCAAGTAAGTGGCACGACGACGTTTCTCGGATTCATCACGAGCATTGACGCGCAGCTCTCGGAGAATGGACTCGGCACGCGCGCGAGCGTGAACGTTGCGACGGCATCAAACTTCTTGGACAAGATCATCGTCTACAAGGGCAAGAAGGCAGCTGCTGGCTATTCGCTCGAATACACGGCGAACTTCAATCTCGGCGTGGGCGAAGCTGGCGACGCGTCTAGCACGACTGATCAGGCAATCGTTACCCTGCTCGTCGCGAAAGCTGATGCAGTTCAGGCATTCAGCGGCGGCACGTCCGGACGAACTGCTAATCGCCTGATCGTGAATACGAATACGACTCCGACCTATACAGGTACCGCCGTCAAAATCGGACTGCAGAAGTTCGTTCCGGGAACGCTGCGCTCGTGTCTCGATACGATCAAGGAATCAGCTGAATCGTTAGACGGCGAGCAGCGCAGGTACTGGGTCGCTCCGAACGGAACGATCAACTACGCTCGGCTCGGCTCGGCGATTCCGACCTACGCGACCGCGCCATTCAAGATCGTGACGACTGCAACCTATTCTCCGTACGGATCAGCTGCAGCCGCAGCTACTCTGCAGGTTCGCAATCTCAGCGTGTCGCTCGATCACGACAGCATCATCAAGAAGGCGCGGTTCGTGATGAACTCCGCGTGGAGCAAACTTGACAGCAAGATCTCAGGAGGTGCGTATACGGTGGACGATCCTTACGGGCGCGTCTACGACCAAGCTGCGCCTGATGGGGCTGGAATGACAACGCGCAGCGGCGCGCGTCCGGAAACGCTGATCCAAGTGAATCCAGTACCGAACCGAAAGGCTGCGCCAACCTACTGGACGGACACGCTCAATAACTACGCCAATAAGTTCTTCGGCACGAATGCATATCCGAACCGCGCTGCGCCACTGCGATCGATTACATTCAGCGTGCGCGGTGCAGACACGACCAACAATCCCTACGGATTCGCGAACGGCTACCGCCAGACCGCTCCGAGCACATTCGTTCTGCAGAGCGGCTGGGAAGCTGGTCAGTATGTGAGCATCGTTGCGGATGCGCTTGACCTCAGTGGGCTCTATCGCATCGAATCGCTATCAATGTCGTTTGAGGCTGGCTCAATGATTCGCAAGTACGACATCACCTGCGAGCGCGTGCCGCGTAACCCGCTCAAGAAGTTTCTGGACAAGATCTAATGGAACGACTAGGCTCGGATCAGTCGCAGCTCGCGAGCTTTGGCGGCGGCGTTATCTCAGAGGAGGGAGCCGTTCTGTTGAGTGGCGAGAGCACGGGCGGCAGCTCACTGCTGTTCGGTCCGGCTGCGCTGCGCGAGATTCAGGCAAACGTTGCCAACGGCGACTTTGCAATCCCGCCGCTGGAAGCTCTTGACACCGTAGACGACACGACAAATCCGCTGCCGTATTTCACGGGCGTTGCAACTGGAGCAGCACCAACCGTCACTGCTGCGATCACTGCATCGGCATTGACCGCAAGCGGGAATGTGCTCACGTTCACTGCTGCAGCCAATGCAGGGGTCGGATCAGCTTACGAGATCAAACGCTACGTGCCTATTTCTGGCGGATCAAATCGAGCGAGTGCGTATCACCCAGAAGTAAATGTCGGAACAACGACTGGCGGCGCGACAGACAAGACACGCGTCAGGATCACGATCACTGCTACTGCGTGTGATGCTGACCTAAATGCACTGACCGTAACGGCAACGGCAAACGGCACTGCATCAACAATCACAAGCCAGTCGCTGTTTACGAACTGGATCGTTCCGGATGCAAAGGCTGCCTTCATCCTGCTATCCGTGAAGGTAGATGTGCCAACTACTTCTCCAGTTGCAGCCGTGACGATGCCCGTTACTGAAGTGCGACTCGCGCGATCAGAAGGGGCGATCTCATTCCCCGCGCTGCAGAATCCGAGCGGCGACCAGTGGATCATTCAGAACGAAAATCTGCAGTTTGAGATCTTCCCGCAAACTGAGCTCGATCCGAGTTTGACAATGGTGAGCAACGGCGGTGGTGGAACGTACAGCATCGACCTCACCGCAAATAATATCGACGGCACCCTGCAGCTTACTGGCAACGGCTGGGCAACATTGAGCGGTGGGATCACTACGGTAGAGGGCGAGTTCGTAGACATTCTGTCTGATAACTCAGTGGATATTGAGAGCGGCGCCGATGATATCTACTTGAAGTCCGGAACGTCTGACGTAATCGTGCAGGACACGCTCGCATCGAATGGCACGAATCCACGCATTATGTTCCGAGATAAAAACAACACGACATTCGCATCAGTCAAGTCAGGTGCTGCAAACGTTATCCAGATTCTAAACGGCGCGAGCGCAACAGACTACGCGCAGCTATGGGCTGAACGAATCTACCCAATGAATGGCAGCACGGCGAGTCGATATATGTACGACACAGGCACTGTGATCGGATTCAGCTCAGGCGGCGACTTCAACGGCTCGCTGAATGTCAGCGGCTCAATGGTGAGCGACGCGATCAGCACGACGACGCAGACCGCGAGCGCAGCTATTTGGGTGCTCTCGTCTGGCACGACATATTCGTTGCGTCGTAACTCTTCTTCGGCGCGCTACAAGACAAATATCGTAGACGCGGACGATGCAGTTCTTGAGGCTGCGCGCCGCATTACCGCTCGACATTACGAGAGCACGATCGCGGATGAAGGCGGAGCTACGCGGCTGGGATTCATCGCCGAAGAAGTGCACGATGCAGGACTTACTCATGCGGTAGGATACGACGCGGAGGGTCGTCCGGAATCGCTAGACTCAACCGCGCTGATCGCCGCTCTCTGGCATCGCGTCGCGGACTTGGAGTCAAGGCTGCAGAAACTGGAGAACGAGAATGGTTGACCGAGCTACGAACAGCGAGATTCTCAAGCGGCTGGATCGCATCGAGAGCGACCTAGCCGACATCAAGGTTGAGATGGCAGAAACGCGCGGAGCCTATCGGCTCGCGAAGTTCGTGATCGCGCTGCTAGGAATCAGCGGACTGGGCGGGATGCTCGCGTGGCTGAATGGGCAGGGCAAGTGAAGTTCCTTGTCAAGTCGCAGCTCTACGCCGATGCTGAGGCGCAGCGCAAGGGCTCCAAGCAGGTACTGGATGACTGCACGTGGGCATCGTGCGCCGCTGCAGTTTCGTGGGCATCCGGATATGCAGTGGATTATTCCGCAGCGCAGGGCGTAGCTGCATTCGAGAAGGCAACGGGGCGCAAGGACAAGCAGGGCGTGAGCGATGCTGGCGGCTCGCTCAAGGAAGCTATTCAGACGGTCGCCGTACTAGGCGGCAGGGCTCGATACGCGAAGTCGATCACCGATGCACTGGATGCAGCCAAGAAAGGCGCAGCTCTGCTCGTCTGGGTGCAGCAGCCCGTGCAGTATCCGACGGGAGTCCGGATCAGCGCGTGGCACGATCGCTGGCTGAGGTACTGGACGAAAACGAATCCAGCGCACGTCAAGGCTGGGTACGGACATATGACCTCCGCAGGATGGGATGAGATCGACGGCTGGCAGTGGGCGTGCCCGACTCGCGACGAGCGCAGCGCAGCCGAAAAGTATGCAGTGCCAGTCACGGTTGAGCAGCTCGCCCAGATTGCGAGCAGTAAGGTCAGGGCTGGTAAACTTCGCGAGAGCTACAAGGCTCTGTTGATCGTTACGCATCCAGCGCGGAAGGCGGCGATCGCCGAATCAAGGGCGCGCGTAGCTGCGGTGCAGCCACCAGAGGTGGTGAATCCGGAACGCGGGGTGCAACTCCCCGCCGCGTCCACCAAGATCGCAGCGCAGCCGAGCGCAGTTGATGTCGAGCTTCAGGCTCTGCAGCGACTGGACTGGGCTGGAATCGGTGGGAGGGCATTGAGTGCAGCCAACGACGCAGTAGCCGTGGCGAGCAAGGCGAAAGGAACGAGTGCCAAAGTGATGACCTTCCTGCGATATATCAAGAACAACACAGGAATCGACGACGCGCTGATTGAGTTCGTGCGGACGTTTGTTACAGTCAGTATCAGCGTTGCGCTCGGACTCGGAATCCCGCTGCTGGACATCAACGGCGGGGATTTCCGCACGATCCTGAGTGCAGGGCTCGCGTCCGGACTGCAGGTGCTAGTCAAGTTTCTCGATCCTCAGCACACGGCGTTCGGCATCAAGGCGAAGGACTAGACACCGCACAGGTTTACGTGTAGGGTACGACTAGGACGGGGCACAGGCTCCGCAATAGTCGGGAGGATATATGGACCCACTGCAAGAGCTGCGCGATCTCAGCACGCCCCGTAAAGGTCCGCCGTGCGCATTGACTCACGTCAATCTCAGCGGCGAAGATCTCGCCGCATTCCAGTCCGGATTGGTTGATCCTGCGATTACGTCCAAGGCGATCTCGTCATTCCTGCAGAAGCGGGAGATCAACATCAACTTCTGGACGATCGGGCGACATCGTCGCGGCGAATGCGGGTGCAGCAAGTGAGCGGCGACGAGATGCAGCTCGAACAGCGACTGCAGGAGATTACGGCAGCTCACACGCGTGCGCTGCGTCAGCTAGCCAAGCGGAATGCAGCCAGAGAAGAACTAGTCGCTGCGGTTTATCAGGCGGCGAAGGATGCAGCCATCAGCATCACGATCCCTGCAGTGCCAGAACCGAAGGCATCAACGAAGAAGGGCGATCCGGAAACGCTGGTCGTGCTACTAGGCGACTGGCAGCTCGGCAAACATTCGGAGACCTACAACATTGATACCGCGAAGGCGCGTATCGGTCTGCTCGCCAAGAAGGTCGCGCGACTCATTGAGCTGCACGGCGTTCCAGTGCGCGAGATCAGCGTCGTGCTGCTCGGAGATTTCGTAGAATCCGACGGCAACATCTTCCCCAGCCAAGCCTTTGAGGTTGAGCGCGGCGGTTTGTATGTCCAGATCTTCGAAGGCGCGGGGATGCTCGCGCAGTTCGTGCGTGCGATGGCTGCGCTCGCGCCGAAAGTTACGGTGCGCGGCGCGATCGGCAACCACGGGCGGCTCGGTCGTTTCGGCGATCACAGCAACGAGAGCAACGCCGACGCGATCTTGTATCGGGTCGCCGCCGAACATCTCCGGAATGAGAAACGAGTGGACTGGCGCGAGAGCCTGACGCTCGGAGGTCGGCACTGGTACGACACACTCGAGCTACCAGGCTCCAAACGAGCGATGCTCGTGCACGGCGACCAGTTCAAGGGCGGAGCATTCGGGCTCCCCTATTACGCGATCGCTAAGAGGGCGCAGGGGTGGAACCTATCGGTGCAGCCGTTTGATTTCCTGTTCTATGGGCACTGGCACACCCCAGCTCGGCTCGTCCTGAGCGACGGAGCCCATACGGTTTGGGGGAATGCGAGCATCGAGTCGGGGAATCGCTATGCCCAAGAATGGCTGGCAGCTTCGGGCACCCCCGCCCAGTGGGTTCTATTCTTCGGGAAGGAAGGTCCTACGGCTGAATATCTGGTTCGCCTGACCTGATTGTTACGCTCTAAAAACTGACCCGCAACTGCTTGTTGCATTCCCATAGGCACGCTCTATAGTAATGAGCAGCGGGGCAGAAAGCTTCAATGTGAGGCAACCGCTGATGGAGGATCACATGAGTGATCAGAGCTCGAACCAGAATCCGGAAACCGCAGCTCAGTTCTACTGGAGCGGTGAGGACAACGAAACGCTCACCTGCATTTGTGGTGAGCAGAATCCAGAGCTCTACTGGGTTGATTATTTCCTAGGCGTTTCCGCCAATCGCTGCCTGAAGTGCTTCGCGATTGCACGATACGTCTCAAACTTCGAAGGCGGCTACTGGGAAGTAGTCACCCTTCCCCCAGTCACGATGCAGCGAGTCGGCAAGGGCTACCGCTGCATGGCTCGCATTGAGGGCGCGACGCTCTCAGAGCTTTACGAGAGCTCCACGAAGAGCGCAGCGATCACCGCATTCCAGACTTCGATGGTTCGCGCCATCATCGTCGGGGTGCGATCGTGAACCGCCGACCGCGCGGAAATACTGGAGCAACGATGGCGCGCTATCGCGTAGCTCCAGAGCATAAGTTCCTGCTGAAGAACAGCAAGCTCAGTGCTCAAGGTGCAGTTGTAATGAGCTGCATTTGTGGTGAGAGCTTCACGCACGAGTTCTCTGGAATCGCCTTCGAGATGGTGATGGCTCACGTTGCAGCTAAGGCGGTGCGCTGATGAGCCGCCGCCGCTGCGCCCACAAATTCCGGACTGTGTGGGCTGCGGAGCGCAGTCGCCGCACGATTCACTGCAACGAGCGCGCTGCATTCCTCTTCGGGAATGATGTCGCTCTATGCACAAAGCACGCTGCCGATCGGGTTGATAGCTTCCCTGATCAGGCAGCACCTAAGGAGGTGCGCTAATGAGCCGCGAAATCAAGTTCAATGCGACCTACCTGACTGGTCGAACCCAGAGCCAGCAGGAGATTCTCGCAGGGGTAGCAACCTGCGGAGCTAAATGGGGCACGCGAGCAGTGCGCGCTACCGATTGCCAGCAGCCGATCACGATGCTGCAGCAGGATGGTCGCCGCCGCTGGATCATTCAGGGATTCTGTGAGACACACGGCACCCTGACTCGCGATCTCCAGAAGCTCGAAGGATATTCGTTCTCGTGGGCAAGCTTGAGCGAAGTGTTCGGGATGCTGGGCATCACCTCAACGGCTCGCGCGTTTATCGCTGAGAGCTACAAGAAGGTGATCGCGTGACCCCGCGTGCGCTCTGGGGCATCACGAGCGATGGGTTCTTCGTCGTGCGCTGCACGCGCTGCCACAAGATTATGGCGAGCGACGAAGCTATCCGAATGAACAAGCGGTGGTATTGCCAGAAGGATGCGCCTGAGCTAGATAGCAGAATCCGGAAACTGCGCCGCGAATACGACGAGAAGAATGGAGGGAATCAATGAGCACGGATCAGAACTTCATCGGGATGGTGAATGGGCGACTAGCTCTGGCTCTCACAAAGCTTGATGGCTGGCGCGACTTCGCAGTCTATATGACTGACGATGAGGTGCAGCTCTGGCGAGATGTCGCCACGCTCTGCAACCGAATCGTGATCGCTGATCGCGCCGATGCTGATCGGCTCGAAGTGATGCAGCTCACGGAGCGAATGTATACGACGACAGATGCTGCTATCGCAGCGGGAGGTAACTGATGCACGCACATCGCAGTCGGGAGATCACTGAGGTGCAAGTCCGGAATGCCGTGGACGGCAACGAGCCGCGCACCTATTACAGGTTCGATTGTACCTGCGGCTATCACGTTTCAAGTGATGAGCGACCTTCGGTCGTTCGCGCTATCAACAAGCACTGCGCTGAAGCTTCAGCGCGGGAGATTGCAGCCCATTCAGGGCGGGAGGTGAGCAAGTGAGCGACACGACAACGATCAAGGCTCCAGAGCGAGATACGACCTATAACGGCTGGGAGAACTATGAAACGTGGGCTGTGAAGCTCTGGATCGACAACGACGGGTATGCAGGAGGTGCCGATACGGTCTCCGCTGAGGCGAAGTTCTGCGTTCGCGCCAATCCGCTTGACGCGGATACTGCGACGAATCAGCTCGCGCAGTGGATTGAGGACGCGATTGATCAGGACATTGACAATGCCGACGACGAAGCTCTAACGATGGGGCTCTGGGCTGACCTTCTCGGTCGCTCACTGGGTCGGGTGAACTGGCACGAGATCGCTAGGGCATACGTTGAAGAGTGCATCGCGGAGGGTGAATGACTATCAAGGCAGCTATTCGGCGCGGGCTCGCGCACGGTCTGATTCTCGGAACCTACGCCGTGCTCGGCTACTTGATTGCGTGGGTGATCGTATGCAGCTGAATCGAAGTGATCAGCCGCGCACGTACCGAAACTTCTATACGGCAGCGCAGCGCACGCAAGCTCGGTCGCGATCATTCCGGAATACGGCGGTAGCCGTGCTCGTGATTGCAGCCGTGCTGATCATTCAGGCGGTGCGCTGATGCCGATTCAAGAGTTCACCTGCCTTCTGTGCCGCGCTCGGAAGTATCGGGATGCTGCGATCACGCGACCGCTCAATCTCGTTTGCGTTCCGTGCCACGCGTTTATGGACAGGACTGCTCTGCTCCCAGACGATGCGCCGATCACTGATCCCAAAGCTGATCAGGCTCTGGCTCAATGAATCACGCATCGTTTTTCAGCGGCGTAGGCGGTCTAGATCTTGGGTTCGAACGCGCTGGAATCTCAACCGTGAGCGTGTCCGAGATTGATCCGTACGCGAGCTCAGTGCTAGCCGAGCGATTCCCAGACGCTCCGAATCTGGGAAATATTCTGGAGGTATCAGCTGATGACATTCCGGACGCAGACATCTGGAGCGGGGGATTCCCGTGCCAAGACCTCAGCGCAGCGGGGCGACGACGCGGATTCGCTGCAGGAACTCGATCCAGTCTCGCATTCAGGTTCCTTGATCTCGTGGAGCAGCGACGACCAGACTGGCTCGTGCTGGAGAACGTGCCTGGGCTATTCACGTCCAATCGCGGAGCTGACTTCGCCCGACTTCTCCACGAGATGGTTGAACTCGGGTACGGCGTGGCGTGGCGGGTTCTCGATGCTCAAAACTTCGGAGTCGCCCAGCGAAGGCGACGCGTGTTCATTGTCGGGCATCTTGGAACCGAGCGTGCCGCAGAGGTTCTATTTGAGTGCAAGAGCTGCGAGCGGCATCCTGCGGCGAGCAGCGCGCAGGGAGAAGGTGCTACCAGCGGAGCTGCATCAGGCACTCGAATCGCTCGCGAGCGAATCAATGCAGAGCCAGAACACAATCCGTCGGCTCACTCCGACCGAAACGGAGCGACTGATGGGATATCCGGACGGCTGGACGATCAGCCACTCGTGGCAACGGCGACGGCATTCGGGCAGTACGAAATAACGAAGCTCGCGGGTACGCTCCGAGCGAAGGGCGGGGATAGCGGCGGCGGTTCTGAATCGATCGTCTGTTTCCCCAGTGCATATAGTCGGCAGCCAACTAAGTTCAACGATGTCGCTGATCCACTGACGCTATCCGCAGGAGCTCCCGCCGTATTCCGGAAATCGGAATCGGCACAGCCAGCGGTAGACGACGACGCATTATTGCCGCAGGGGATTGATTCGCACCGCTACCGCTGTTGCGGGAACGGGGTGGTCGCTCCAGTTGCAGAATGGATCGGGCGGAGAATCCGCCTGATCGAGAATCAATACGCAGAAGGAGGGAAGTAATGGCGAAACGATACGAGTTCGTGAAAGCTCCGCAGCGATCAGCCGAATGGTTGCAGCTGCGGAAGCGCGGAATCGGCGCATCCGATATGGCTGCGGTGATGGGAGTCAGCCCATACAAAACCGCCTATCAGCTATGGGGCGAGAAAACTGGAACGCTTCCGGAACAGAAGGTCGGAGCTGCAGCCAATCGGGGCGTGCTGCTCGAGGATGCGGTCGCGAAATATTACGAGCAGGAGACTGGACTGAAGCTCCGCAAGAGCAACGGCGTTGTTCGGCTCAAGAGCGAACCGCGGTTTATGGCGAGCCTTGACCGAACGA